ATAGTGTCCATTGCAAACACAAGATATGCTTTAATATTATCAGAAGAAATTTCTTTTAATAGGTTACAAGCAATATGAGCTTTAGACTTTCCAATCTTTTTCTCTAAATATTTTAGTTGTGTTTCCATATTAATCCTTTATTTTAAAGATGATCGACTTCAATATTATTTTTTCTTAATACATCTGGACTATTCTCAAACCAGCTTTGTGAATGTGCATGCTTATAGACAACTCTTTTAATACCACTTTGCATTATAAGTTTACAACATTCTATACATGGTGCATGAGTACAATATATTGTAGCACCTTCGCAGCTTCCAGTAGTTCGAGCTACTTTACAAATGGCATTAGCTTCAGCATGAATAACTTCAGGTCTAGTCTTTCCTTCAGAATCTTTACAGTCATTATCCATACCAGCTGGCATACCATTAAATCCAAAAGCTAATATGTTATTATCTTTTACAATAACAGCACCAACTTTTGTGTGATTATCAAAAGACATCTTAGTTATACATTGAGCAATGTCCAGGTACAAATAATCGTACCTGGTTTTCTTATTAAATTGTAGCATATTATCTGGCATTTAAATACTCATAAAATCAATGTTAGTAGAAGTTAATCTACCAGTATTAGGATCATAAATAGCACCACCAGCGGATCCCGTAAGACCAGTAAACCTAGATTTAAGAACTCTAAACTTAATAGTATTTCTTTCAGTTGAATTTTCAGATATTAAGTTTCTTGCAAAGGTAACTATATCAAATGATATTTGTTTGATAGAACCACTACCTTTAATATCATCAATAGATGCCAGCTTACCTTCTTCAAAAGATGTACCACCACCTGGAGCTTTTCTCAAGTGAGATATTAAACACAACCAAATGTTATGTTTCTTTACAATCTTAAGTAAGTCACTCATTACTTTATCAACTGCTTCATTACCAGATAAACCTTCAGTACCTTCTGATACCGCAATAGTAATATGATCTAAGATAAGATACTTACAACCCATCAATGCCATATATTCTATCTTATCTATTAGCGAAGAGTCACCGACAGATCCTTGATGGTCGAGAAGTACAAGTCTTTCATTGCCAAATACTTCCATGTAAGCTGCTCGTTCTTGGTCCGTAGACTCCAGAGTAGATCCGACTTCCCGTTTAAGTACCATGTGAATGAATTTTTCGGCTGTATCACCGACACTTTCTTCAAGAGATATGAGACCAACCTTATCCTCAGTCTTGTGAAGTAATTCCAGGATAATCTCTTTGACAACAGTACTTTTACCAGAGCCAGTACCAGATGTGAACAACGTAATTTCGCCATGCCTTATTCCTTTTAGTTTATCATTTAATCCTTGCAAACAATTAGGATAAGGAATAGACTTCACAGCTTGTCTTTCTTTATACTGTTCCCATATTGCTTCACCAGTTACAATACCAGCGGGAGACCAGGTCTGTGCATTCCAATAGCTTTGAACTAAACTATCAGGACCATGCTTTAATAGCTGATCACAAGGATCTTTTTCTGTTAGCTTAGCTATCTTTACTTTACCAGCACCGATAATCTTAGCTGCTTTATCTGTTGCTGTTTTACCAGCTTCATCTTGATCAAAGAATAGTATAATGGATTCAAACTTTCTAACCCAATCTCTTTGTTCTAATAATACTTTATGTCCAGATGCACTAGGAATAGATACTACTGGATATATTTTATTATATTTATTTAAGAATGCTTGAGCAACAGCACAAGCATCTAGTTCACCTTCAGTTATTACAAGTGTCTTACCTCCACCATTAGATGAGGCTTGACCAAATAATTCTACATTAGTAAAGTTACCATGTATAATAAAATCTTTAGGTAACTTTCTTTCTTTCCATGCAATTACTTTACCATCATACTTATTTGTATATGGATAGAAGTGTGAACCACCGGAACCATCAGGATTTACAGCCATCTTAATTCCGAAATGATCTACTACTTGTTTACTTATACCACGAGAAGTAATTGCAAAACTATTTAGCTCATGGATTTCATCAAATGTTAGCTGATCTTTAGTGTCAGTAACAGTCTCTAAGTCATTCATATTATTAACTTTCTTTGTTGAATAGTTACAGGAAAAACAATAAGCGCCGTCCTCATAAATTGTAAATGCATCTGAGGAGTCACACTTAGGACACTCCATCTGTTTGTATCTTGTCATCTAAATATTCTTTCACTTTAACATTCAGATACTCTTCACCTTTAGGCACAATCTTTTTATGGAGTTCAGCATAATAAACTTTATTATCATTGAACTCTTCAAAGATACCTTGGTAAGTATCGAATAATGGTTTGATTACATTATCTAAGTCAGCAGATTTATTAGAAAATCCTGCAGTAATTTTAAATGAAACAGGATTAGAAGAGAATGGCCAAGCCACTCCCTTCATCTCATCTCTTAAATCATTCTGATAATTTAGATACTTTATCTGCTTTATCGCTTTGTTTCTGTACGTCATTTGATTTGCGGACAGAGGTTTTATTTTGAATGTATGATCTAATGTCTTCATATTCTTTCCATGATGTTAACATACGTAATAAATTATAACTCATTAAGCATTGCTCATGATGATACCCATGTTCTTTCCATAAGTCTTGTACCTTATCCCATAGTGCAGCACTTGAAATACCTTCAAGAAGTTTAGCACCTTTCTTAGGACCAATACCTTTTAGACCCATGATGTTATCAGTAGAATCACCAGTTAAACATTGCAACATTAAATTATAATGGGCAGTCTCATCATCTATAAATTGCCAGGTATCTTTACTATAATTGTAATGGTTACCAGGAATTTGTAATAGATCTTTATCAATACCACATATAACGTACTGTTCTTTTCTTTCTCTTGCTTCATATGCCCATATAGAAACTAAATCATCAGCCTCCATACCCGTAGCTTCAACAGCTTCTTTAGTAGTAACAGCATATGAATGTAAGAAATTTAATTTGTCTCTAATTTCTTTATCTAACTCAGGACGTTTAGCTTTATAATCACCGCTTAATTCTTTACGAAAATTATTTAATCCTTTAATAGCATATAAAACAGAAAAGTTTTCTTCTTCGTCAAAGGGATTAGTTAACTTTTCTTTAATTGCTAACTTCATAGTATTACAAAAGCTATTAAAGTTTTTACGTAATGCGTTTTCATTCTTAGAATTGTAAGCAATCTTAAAGAATATAGAGTCAGCATCAACAAACATATTAACAGTTTTACTTTTCATTATTGTAATTCCTTTCTTACATCTGCATAAAATCCATTAAATTTAGATGGTTTAATTATATCAATTAAATCCCAGTATTGTAGTATGCCAAGTGTATTTACTTTAACTTCATCACCTGCTTTTAATAAACGTTCAGGTCTTGAATGCCATTCACAGAAAAAGAATTCATGTGTAGTATCTCTTTGCTGTAATAAGTAAACCATTTTCTTTGGTGCTATATTATACCAGGTTTTAATAAACTTTACGTCTATATTAATACCTTTAAACACACCATCAACTTTCCAAGATGGATGTTCTTCCCAATGACCTTCCTTAATCATATGCCATTCATAAATTTCGCATTCAATATCAAGCTTTAATCTTTCAAGTGTTCTTCCATTAGGATTATATTTATTAGCGCGAGTATCACGCTGATCAATAAAGTCTTTAGTTACTTTTATATTCTTAATCATTAGTGTACCTCCGCATAGTTATTACCGATTGAACCTTCACCTGCCATAATATTTACGCCAACTTCTTTAGGTCCTTCAGCAAATGATTCAATAAGAATTTTTAATACTCTATCTGCATCATTATCAGAAGCAGACCATGCTACTTCATCATGATAGTAAAGTCTAGGTTGAGCATCAAGATTTTCTTCTTTAATCTTTTTCATTTGATATGCTAATGCAGCTTTAGTTGTGATAGCTTCACAGCTTTGTAATAAATAATTTAAAGTTTGATAAGATTGTGGAGTATAAACTTTACGACCATCTAATCCAGGAATATATCCTTCAACTGTACTTTGACTATCAGTTGTTGTCCAGATATTTTCTATCTTTTCTTTTAAAGATTTTAATCCAGGAATAGCATCACCGTATGCTTCAACTGATTCTTTACCTCTTTTAATATTACCTACACCTGTTAATACTTTACCAAGCTTAGTAGCACCAGCACCAAATAGAAATGCATAGATCCAGGTCTTTGCTGTTCTTCTATCGGTATTAATAATGTCAGCATTATATTGATGTATATCACCACTCATAATTTGATTAGTAAGATTATCATCTTTAACATAATGAGCTAATGATCTGAATTGATTACCACTAGAGTCAGCACCTACAATCTTTCTTCCAGGTTCAGCAACAAGTAATTCACGTAACTCTTTACCTAATTCTGCATTAGCTGCTGGAAGATTAGCAATAACTTCATGTCTACATCTAAACGTAGGTGTACCTACAATCCAAAGTTTACCATGTAATCTATTATCTTTTAGATCTCTTATCCAACCTTCTACTACACCACGACGTGATCTAAGTGTAGTCCATTCATTAATAAGAATACCGTGTTGTCCTACTTTTTCTAAGGAAGTCTTAGTTAACTTAGGAGTTTTCTTTATAAACTCTCTACCTAATCTTTCCATTTTCCAATCATCAGGTACCCAGCCAATAGAATATAGATACTCTTTAACTTGTTCTAGGTTTCCTAAGTTAGCAGGCATAGTAACTTTACGTTGAAACTCTTTACCAGCAGGCCAAGCATTAACGTCTTCTACTTTAATAGATTTATTAAGGTACTCACTTAATATACGTGCAGTTGTTGCAGTATAATATCCTTTCTTTGTAAACTTGGGAATCTTAGGTGCCTTATCTATTAAGCGTGTAACTGCAGGTAACTTAGGTTCAACTTCTTTTTCTATAACATTCATTCTACTTTTAATTTTATCTAATAAAATCAATGCCTTATCAGTATTAAAAGACCAACCATAATATCTACAGTAT